CGGCATAAGATTCGTCATCCTTGGCGGTTTCCCAAACAAATGTATGGTCGAAATAAAAAACAATTTCTCTATTGATTTTATTTCTGTAGTAATGGCAAATCTTTTTGCAAAGCTCCGGAAGTTTATCGGGGGTTTTCACATAAAACGATTTGAGCGTTCGCATCTTATCACCATCTTTTTGGCCAACGCATGCGCTGGAGATCGCAGCGTTGGCGTCGAATGCGATGTGCAGGGGTTCCAGTGTTTGCAGATCATCATCGTTCAGACAATCATCCGTGTCGAAATTAAGGCCATAGACTTCTTTCACATCCTTGGGAATGTAGAAGTGAATATTATCATCGAGAGCGGAGTAAAAGCCGTTCTCGACCTTAAAAATGCGCTCGTTAAGGAAGGCAGTCCGCCAAATGAGTGGAGGGTTGTCACGTTTCATCTGCCACATGAAATCTTCGCCCAGGACTTCAAGGTTTTCGAGAACATCGTACTCTCCGTAAAACACGCTGAATTCGCGGGATTGCTTATTGAGTGGATCTGGCCGCTTCACTGGCTGAAATCTGCGTGCCAGGTTAAGATCATCGGTAAGCTCCCGGTACTGCCGTTGCTCCCACTCTGATCGGACGTGAGTATCGATTGACCGGTATTTTTCGCGCTGTGTATAAAGTGCCTTGATCAGGTTGATATGTTCTGCAGACATTTCATCACGTTTATCGAGGATCCAGCGGCCACCCTTGTTAGTTGGCATGTCGGTTGTGTATAGTTCAGAGTGATGAAATGGGGAATAACCAAATTTGTCGATATTGCCCCTATTGGCAGGATTCACCTCAGACTTGATTTTATCGTAGTCGAGGAACTTGGCTTCAGGACCGATCACCCAATCGAGTGACATGGAGTTTGCAGACATGGCGTTGCTAAAAGAGAGGATGAGCATTACCGTGCCATTCCAGAAGTGTATAGCATTCCCCCAGGCGTCTCGGAGTGGTTCACGGTAAGGACGGGCATAGTTGGCAGATTCAGGAGCACGACGGCCAATGAAATAGTGCACATCGGGGTAATAGCCCCACATCTTCAGTCCATTTACCAGGGCTGGCAGCGTATTGCCCCAAGCTTTGGCATAAGATGGGGAGATTAGGGCACCGGTGGAGCCTGGCATATTCCAAACATTGCGCAAAACGAAAGGAGCATCGACACCCTCGGATTTACCGGTACCACGTGCGGCAACAACATAAGTTTTGTTTGCTTGCACCAACATAACTTCGCGCTGCATGCGATTGAAGAATTTCTTCTTTCGTTGTGGTTCCTGCTGAGTGGGTGTGAATGCTTCCATTTGTGTTTGCATGTTGGTTATTCTTCCGTTACATCCGTTGCATCTGACTGAAAGTTACCTTTCCATAGAGCCCGCAGCTCGCGGCGACGCTGTTCGAGGTTGGGGATCTGTTGCACATTTTCGAGGAGAGACGGATCGGCGGAAGGTTCGATGTCGAGAGGGACCATTTGCTCCCAATCAAAATCGTTATCAGGCTTGTCAGCCATGGTGTATTTACCAATTTTGTCCAGGGCTGCGGCCATCGCCTTGCCATCTTTAGCTGCCTTTGCAATGACGTAAGCATCTTTTGCCCCTTCGATGATCATGTACCGGTACCAGTTTTTTGCCCCCAGCTGGATGTTTCCCATTATTTTATGGACCGCGGCCAGATCCCTGTATGCTGTTGTTTTTGCGACAGGAGAAAATATTCCGGAGAAGCCGGCAGCCAGTTCATCGACCAGGGTTTTATCCGGTTTGAGAGGGTCTTCCATTTTTTGGGAGATGCAGTATACCCAGCGCTTACGACGCTCATTTTCGAACGCAGTGAGTTTCTGGGCCGCTTCGTAATCGGGCAGGTATAGCACTGATTCTATTTTCTTGAATGCATCTTCCTTCATGGTTAATCGATGTTTTGTTCCTGGATAAATTTGAGTGCGAGAGGTTCTGCAGCAGGAGATCCTGCTTTTGCCAGCTTGATGATGTTTTGACGAAGTTCCAGTTTTGTTTGCAGGCGACCCCGATGGAACGCTTCGTACTCTTCGGATCCCTGCTGAGACCGGCAGCGGACGGTAAAGCTATTGCGCTCTTCGAGCGGTAGATTCAGCAATATTGCAATTTCGGCCGGAGTGAGAAGAGCCGCGGCATATTCCTGTAGTTGTTGGAGCTGTTCAGTTGTCATTTCTTTTCCGGTTTGCTACTCAAATACGAATGGGATGGAATCATTATCAAATACATTATCAAAGTAGTTTTTGTAGTAGTTGAATGTGGTTTCCTCCGTTGTGATTATTCCTGCTTCGTGGCGGGTGACACGATTCATGTTTGCACTTCCAACCATTGCGAGGTTTATGAGCCTGTTTTGGCAGATGAGCAGTTTCATGTGAGTTGATGAAATGCGGATCTGATCTGCAATTTCGCTGGAGAAAAACATCATATCAATTTTATGCCGGTGGACGTTGTGATCGAATAAAAAGCGTACCGATAGTACCTCTTTGCGTTCCTTCATGAAAAATATCGGCCTTAAACTGTCTTCTGAAATATTGAAAGATGCTACAGAGAGATGAAATGGTCCCACAAAATTGAAAAGAAAAGGCAGTATATCATGTACTGCCCATTCTCCCTTATGTGCGTATGGAATTATCTTCCCTGGCAGCGGGCCGTGTGGAAAATATTCGTTGAATATACCTTTCATTTGTTTTCCGGGAACATTGCTTCGAGCTGGTTTAATTCTTTGGTGTATTGTTCGACCTTTGCTTTTGCGGAAGCTGCTTTCTTTTTATCTCCTGATTTAGAAAATTTATTGAACGAGTTTTGGTTGCGGGTGATGTATCCGCGAAGCTGACCGATCCGCCGCGCCATGTCACGCCCAAGAATAAGCATATTCTCTTCAACTTCCTTTTCTTCGGCCGATTTATCGATAGATTCCTGCTGTCCATTTCCCTGCAGGTAATTGTCAATTCGCTCCCAGATACGCCGGCGCTCATCATCGAGTTCGACAAGTTGAATGCGAAGCAATTTCCGTTTGTCGTCCGCAATCTCTGCAGCCATATCTGCATGAACTTTTGCCATGTATGGCACCAGTTCTTTGAGCCTGGTTACAGCGGGAGAAAAGTTTGGCGGCAATTGATTGAGAGCGGATATGTTGACATTGGATGATGTGCCAATTTCTGCAGCAGGGGCAGTTATCCTTCCGATGGCAGTAAATGCTGGAAGTTTATCGGTGCCACCGGTGGTGCCTTTGAGATTGATTGCGGGGGCTCGTTTCACAGATGGTTTATCCGATTTGGTTTCTTCTGACGTTGACTGGATGAACATTTCAGGAGATGATTTGATGCGTCGCTCGCAAAACACAACTTGATTAACAAGCAATGGGAATCGGCCGTCGGCATCATACTGAGCAATATTTTCGACATCTACTCCGTTAAGGAACTGACCAAAAGAATCCTTCTGTTTTTGTGAAGCAAACAGGTTGAAGTAATTGAGTCCTTCGGAATATTTTCTCTTAGGATTGTTAAGCCATTTTCGTATTTCCTTTAGCATGATTTTAATTGTTAGTGATTTAATCTTAAAAAAAAAAGGAGAGGCTGCAGTTCTACATAGCCGCCTACTCCTTTTCGATCGAAAATCAAGAAAAATGCAAATAAACAGAAGAAAGCAGGATCTGATTGAATGCTGAGTGTACTGCTTTTATGGAGTTACCGGGTTCTCGATTTCATCCATGTCGATAGGCGTGCCAAGGATAATATACGGGCAGAAGCTGTCGGCTTCACCGGTAAATGTGAATCCTTTGCGATCTGTAGCTGCAGCTCCACCAGCAAAAGCAGGAGATAAATAAGCAGGCATACCTGATTGTCCTATCATGTATTGCACCCCTTTTTTATCTTCTACAATTATGTAGCCAGGCGTATTGTTGATCTTCCTTGCAAGCGCACTGGCTTCGGCCGATGACCCCGGGTGCATAAATTCAACGGTTTGCAAGTATGATTTACCGTCCAATTCGCCCTGTGCCTCGGCATTAAGCTGTACTGTGCCTTTTGTAGCGTAAATAAATATTGGTTTGTCTCCCGGAGTTTTAAACGTGAATGCGCCGGCTGCCGTTACAAGATCAGCGGCAGTGGTTGCTTCTGTAGTTGATAATTCAGGTACTGCGGAGACTGAACAGGCTGGAATAAACAAGATCCTGTTCTTGTAACCACCCATATTTTCCTCACCACATGGAAAGGTGAGATTAGCAAAACCTACAGGTAGGGCGAATGCAAGCGCAATTCCGGATCCCATTTCGATCTGTGCAAGAACAATGCTGATAACAACCAACAGCAATAATGCCATGAATTTTTGAAATATATTTTTCATTTGTGAAAATTTTTTTTTGAAAATTGAAATTATTAACTCAAGAGTAAATATTCAAAGATTCAAAGATCAGCGGACCCGAGTATAGATCCGCTGATACTTTAAATTTTAGGGGACTGTGATGGTACAAGTATCGGTTTGGTTGCCGGCTGTAGTTACAGTGATAACTGCAGTTCCCTGGGCAACAGCTGTTACAAGACCTTCATCGCTGACTGTTGCTACAGCTGCAGTATCGGATGACCAGGTGAGATCCTTGTTTGTTGCATTGGCTGGAGCTACGACAGCATTCAGCTGAAGAGTTTGGCCTGCTGCTACGGATGCTGCATCTTTATCAAGAACAACTCCGGAAGTTGCCACAGCTGCTACAGTAACAGCGCACGATGCTACTTTTTCACCAAGTTTTGTTTTGGCGGTGATGTTTGCGGTTCCAGCAGAAACACCCGTTACGAGTCCATTCTGGTTAACCACAGCAACAGCAGCGTTACTTGTAGTCCAGATCAGGGACTTGTCTGTAGCCGTGTTAGGAGCAATCACAGCAGTTAGCTGCAATGAATTTCCAACTCCTAGACTTGCAGTTGCAAGGTTAAGAGCCACAGTTTCGGGAGATACATCATCGAGGTAATCACCAGCCAGGTCTTCTACAGTGTTGATGAACTCGTTCATCATGAACACCTTCGGATGAATGTCAACGATGCGCGTGTCATACGCTGCCTGCACCCAGAACGATACCTCGTTGGGATCATCCTTCACGTTACGAACAGAAACAAACTGCTGGTCGGTTGCATTGCGCGTACCTACATCAAGCATACCCGGCTTGATGAGGATGAGCTGCGATCCTGAACCGAATTCGGGTTCGGTGATAATCTGCAGCGCCGGCATATTCGCATCGCTACGGAGCAAACGTACGGTATCCTCGAATGTTGGATCCATGAATGCTTTCACACGGTCCTTGTAGGACTTGCGGACATTGTTCATCACATGCTCAGAAGCATAGAGAATTACTTCGCCCTGGCGAAGGAAGAAATTGGCCTGGCGGAGCCAGTCGACCAGCTTCTGATAATCATCAACCGGTGCTTGTGCAGTGCCGGTACCGAACTCTCCCGAGTTAACAAGGTTCTTGTTTGCAGCGGAGATCTCGAGTGCCGTGCGAAGCACTGACAGCTTGTAGTTGAATCCGTTGAAAGCGGTTGCCGGTGATAAGACACTTTCGTCGCGCTGGGCGGTGAAAAGATTGAAGGAGATGTCCTCGGAAAAGGATGTGACGAGGTTGCGAAGGATGAGATACTCCAGGGGGTGCTTTTTGGTTTTGTTGTCGACCGCATTGCCCTGGCTGGAGATAATGTCCATCTCTTCGTAATTTGTAACATTGTCGGGAACGTTTGCAAAAACGATTTCCGGCTTCAATGAAGCTTCAAGAAACTTCATGAGTTCCTTTGACTGATCGAGCGTGAGTCCGGGAGAATATGGAGCAACTATACCCGCGTTGCGTCGCATATTCTTGATGATGTGTTCGCCTGACTTCACGTTGATGATATTGAGACGCATTTTTTTTGCCGTTTCATTGAGTGAGCGGAATGGGAGCGTTCTCAAAACCGGATCCCAACGTTTGGCGGCGGAAGAAAGACCTTCGAAATTAATTGTTGCCATGTTTGTGTATTTTTTTTTGATGTGATTAAATTAAGCCTTCTTTCTCGGCTTTGTCCAGAATGGCAAAAGGATCATCCTGATTCTTTGCGGCAAAGTCGATGATATCAACTTTTTCGACAGTAGTTTCAGCCTTTGGGGCAATAGTAGCAGTCTGTTCGGCGGGTTGGTTATCGATATCGGCTTCCAATTCGCTGATGCGAGTGTTTGCTGTATCGAGCTGCGTTTCAAGCTCTGTAACCCGAGCATTGGCAGTGTCGAGTTGTGGTTGTAGATCTACAATCTCAGCAGCAGTATCTGCCGGTTGTACCATCTTGATGACAGTTTCGGCTGTGATATCAGCAGCTGTGATATCCTGTCCGGCTCCGACGATGGAAGCTACAATCTGATCATAGGCATCGGCCCTTGACTGCAGATCGGCGTGTTGTTTGTCAGTTAATACTTTCATTTTATACAAAATAATTAAAGATGTTTGAAAAAGAGTCGATTGTATCTATAAG